GTGAACCGCGACAGCATAGGAGTTGTTGCCGGACGGTCTGCCAAAATGTGGAGGCCCGTGATAAACACCAAACAGACAAGTGCAACAAGAATGGCAATGTGTGTAGTATCCATCGTTCAACTCTACCAAGAATTAGAATCGGCGCCAACTACTTGACCCCCTGATTTGCTCTCTCGTTTAGCCGGGCAACCTTCTGCTCCTCCAGCAGAGAAATCACGATTTCACTCGGACTACAACCCACAAGTGAAACCTGATCCCCGTTCGGCCGAAACTGAGGATTCGATAGCAGGTAATCAACAAGTATGACGTGGTCATAGGCAGATTTGAGAATGTACGAAAGAGGCATTGTCGCAACGGCCCGGCTTACTGTCTCAACTGGTAGCTTATACTCGCCAATCCGCCCATTGACATCGACGCACGTGGAGTGATTATTTGCACGCGCATCGTCTATCAAATAACGTTCCAGGTCCATATCCACCTCCGACCATCCCAAAAATGCCTCACGCTTCACAAGCTCTGGACTCTCAGAATGCTCTCGCCCAGACTGTTCGTCCTCTGTATCTGTACCACTTACCCCTAACAACCCGTTGATATTTTCAGAACACTCCGACACCTCGAAGCGTTCACTCCCCTGATATTCCAAACGCCATCTTTCCCTAAGCGCCTCCGCCATCATTTGCACTTCGGCTGAAGCAGACAACTTACACTCCACCTGTTCCTCGATGTCAGGCATCCCGTCACTCTACTCCACGTCCAAGCGTCCCGGTCAGCTCTATGCGTTCAACTTCCTCGAACGTAAACGCAGTAGCCTCCACCCACTTCGCAGCCCACGCTTGCAAAAGTAATGCGAATTCAGATTTCGCAGTCTCTAGCGCAACACACTCGAAAACAGTAGTCTTACCCTCAAGAGCATACCGCTCGTCAGCCATTGCTGCATTCTCCATCTGTTCCAGAATATGATCTACATCTGCAAGAACGTATGCTGCGGGGTCGGGCAATACTGCATGGCCAAGTATGATTTCTTCACGTTCCCAGTCCTCATCATCAGCGTACTCTTGCGCGTCTGCCAAGGCAAACTCTCGACAACAAAAAGGACCGTGCGTTACGAATTCGTTTGCGGCGGACCATGCCCATTCAGGGGTAGAAACCGAATGCAACTTCGACGGCACATCTGATAGTGTATCCTTCACGCAGCTCTCCTACTTCCTATTCGCTCCAGAACGCAGTACAAGCAATTCCTTGGTGAGTTCCGCTATGATACGAAGCGGAATAATCTCAACCTCCAATGCGTCTCGCTCCACCTTGAAATCCTTTGTAGCAATCTCATTCTTCAACCGGACAATCTCCAAGTCTTTATCACGCATAACCCCATCCAACAAATTGATCTCTATGAGGATCTCCTCCCACCCACATTCCTCTGCGAAGCCAAGTGCCTGCCCAAGCTTAGCCTTCCAATTTATCACAATATCCGCCATGCACATACCCCTCCGCTTGCTACCAATCGCCTAGCAACGAAACCATTGACATAATTACGTATCCTTCTGGCACCCCGAACTCCGGCCCCCTCAAAATATACGAGACGCGCGTGTACAACTCACGCTTGGTATATTGCTCAGAGGTAGGGTCCCATTCCCTCAAAAGAGAACATCGTGAACCCGAAATTTCCTGTCGTTCTTGCGAAACTCAAACTTCTTTATCCCTTGGCGTGTAGCCTCAAACGGGTCAGGCAATGTTTTCAATTCGTGCTGCACGACATCCTCCTCAACAACTACCCATGCGAATAATCCATAGGCCAGAATATTTCTGAAGTGTTCGACCTGCACCCCAAGACTCCCACCACGAGCCGATATAGGAGAAGCTTCCGTCTTGGTCTTTCTCGCGATGTAAAGTGGCCTTCGCAATTGCCCCATCCCACGGACAGGGCCTATTTGTGATCTCTGGGGACATGGTCTGACTCCTTCAAAACGCACTGCGTACACAGGCAGTGCCCGTCCCCCTGGCATCCACCATTGTTCGGTGTGCCAGGGGAGAACATGTCACAGCGATGGTCGGAATCGCGGACGCCAGGCGTGCCGTCTGGAACAGTGCGGAATCGTCCATTGATGCGGCCCCACACGGACTGGCACCCAATACACACGATGCTCTTGTCTATGAGCGCCCAGTCACGCTCACCACACGAGCACGGCGCGGTTGACACAAGACGAATCATCCCGTCACCTCTCTCATCTTGACGGCGCAGAGAAGTACCCTGGCGAGCGCCTCCGCTTGGCGTGGAGACAGACGCACAGAAACCAGTTCCATCGACTCGGCTAATCCAACCACCTCAACATCCAGTCGAAGCCCATCGCCGCCCGCACCGTTGTCCTCAATCCTCAGTGCCAACTCGGCATACTCGTTTGCCTTACACCACTCGTCGCTATCGAGCTTCGCCTGCACGGCCGGGTCAAAAAACCATCCAACAATCCACGCATCTCTAGTGTTCTTCTCGCCCTCGGAGCGCACATGGACGTTGGTCATCGTCTTGAGCTGCTTGATGTCGAGATCGTAATAGGCATCGCCTGCCTGAATTTCCTCGTATGATTCGGAAATCATGGTGCCACCGGAGTCACTGCGTCGCGCGACACACACCCCGCCTTGCCTCGCAGCCAGCACACCCACTGGCCGCCATGCAACTGCTGAGCAGGTTCACTGACCACCATCGCGGCCTTCGTGATCGGCCCTGCGATGATCGCGTGGTAGTCCACCACCGTCCCCACTTGCAGCCACTTGTGCTTCTCCCACTCGTCCAGCATCGCCTTCCTCAAAGTCGCGTCGTCCCTGTGAATGACTCATAGATTTCCATCAAAGCATTTGGAGTCATATCATTCCTCCGAGTGCCACCTGCTGTCGATCCGAGAGATTCTTTGCCAGCCCACAGCGATTGCATCGAGCCTCAAGAATTCCGCATAGAATTTTATTCGGAGAATCTTTGACATTTCCAACGCGGCAACACGTATCACTCTCCCCTAAACGAATGGACCCGTCAACGTTGACACTCGGTGTGCAGAAGAAGCCATGTGCCACTAGACTGAGCCGGGCCAACTTCAAATTCTTGAGCTGACGTACCGCGTATCTCAAATTAAAACATGGAGGACTCACATGAGAAGTGATGATACCATTCTTGGCAACCCGAGCACATGGGAAAATAACCCTCAAACTACGCTCGAGCTTAACACCACTCACAGAATTTAGGGCTTCCTCGTCTATATCAAAAGGATAATACCTTGAATCGTTAGTTACCTGAATTGCCAGGTTAGACGCTTTGACCTTTTCTAGCATCTTGGCGTCCAGCGAAAACATTCCATTCGACAACACGACAACTAAGAGTCCTTCCAGGCGCGCACGTTCCGCAAAAGAAAATACACTCGGATGCTCGAAGGGCTCGCCACCACTGATTAGTATCAGCGGTTCGCTAACCCTTCGGGCAAAACGTAGGCAGTCTGAAAAAACGCTTGTGCTCATGTGCGCCCCATCACGCGACGAGCCATCCACCAAACAATGCCGGCATCCCATCCGACATCGATTTGTAATGCGTACCAGCATTTCGACCCTCCTCAATAATTCCTAACTTCCCACGTATACGAATTCCTACCTCGCAGGCTACCGACACACGACTCAAATGCGGTGAATTCCACGACGTGTCCTGGATACACTTCGAGGACAGCCATGAGATCCTCGTAGCTTGACGGGGACAGGTAGCTCCGAAGTATGGTACGCGCGGCCAGTCCGACCGACCGAGTTGCATTCTTCATCGCGGCGCGAAGATTCGTCTTCTCGAAAGAGTAATCAAAATAAATCTGACCCCCGTATTCACAGACCTCCCCCTGAATTGTACGAAGATGATCGGGAGCTGACTCGGAAAAAATCGCTCTCTGCCCGCAGAATTTGATGTGCTCAAAAATCATAAGGGCAGTTAGCACAGACAAGTGCGGATAGAATGATCCGCTAATTCCAAAGTTACGAATGCCCACCTCACCCGAATAGCCACTCTCAATGAGTTCTCTTGCAGTACGCCACGTTTCCGGAGTATTCCCAAAGGCACCCCCACGCAATAACGTGTACATCTCATCTTTCGTGGCCACGTTCAAAGGTCGCCTCCCAATCTGAAAATAGAAGATGCAGTCATATAAAGCGTTGCGAACCGCTGAATTTCTTCTGCAGAAAATTGAGACACATAACCGGCGTGACCAGCCCTTAGAGATTCATCCTCTCGAGCGCGGTCATTCTGAAGAAAGCAAATGATCGCTGCGCAGTAAGCCAACAAAGAATTATTCTTTGGTCGCAAAGCTGGAGCCCCATTCAGACTTTTGTATGCATCCATACTCGTTGACTCCAGCGCGTCAAAACCACGTGCATCCCAAGTTGCGCTAACATCTGCACTAAATCTTTCTCGAGCCACAGGATCGCTTGGAAGTCCAAGTATTGACTTCCGCATATTTTCCAAAAATATTAGGTCGCCCCGATCCTGCAAACTCTCATGCAACAATCGCGTGAGAAAATCGACGGCCGCCTCCTCCAACATTTTCCGATAGCCCACGAAACCCTCCATCCCTCCGCTCTACCGGACGGTCACTCGACCGTTGTCAACGACAACGACCATGTCGGCCCGCAGCTCGTCTGCAAGCACGGACGAATGTGTCACCACCAGAATGCATCGATCCCTCGACATCGTCACCAAGGCCTCGCTTACAGCGGCGATGCCCTCCGAATCCAGGGTATCCAGAACCTCGTCGCACATGATCGTCCCAGGCGTTCGGCCAACCGCCGCGCTCCGTACCTCAGCCAACGCGAGTATCAACGCAACGTCAACGCGACGACGCTCGCCTCCCGAGCAGGCGTTGAAGGCCCCCTCATGATCCAGCCCGAGCACCTCAAGGGCGAGCTTATCGGAAGGCGCCCCCTTCTTTGTCTCCCCCTCTGTGGTCAGCCGGAGCGAGGCGCCTGGAAGCAATCGATTGATCCACACGTTGGCCATGCTTTCGAGCCCCGAGATCGCCCGCGCCATCACGTGAAGTCGGACACCTCGCAAGCCGAGCACCTTTTCCACAACCTCGAGTTCCGCAATGGAAACCTTCGCCGAGTTGACTTCGATGGTGAGCCTCTCCAGCACTTCTCGAAACGACACCATACGCCGGGCGATCTCATCAAGTTTCACCTGCTGATTTTTGGACCGCACGCTCCAATCTCTAAACCGAACGTCAGCCTCGCGCAAAGCATTGAGTTTCTTTTCGAGCGCAGAATATTCTGACTTCAAATCGGCAATATCCAAATCCGCATTTGCCATACGCTCGAGTGCCAATGCCAGGGTGCGCTTCGATTCCATCGCGGTGCGCGCAGCAGAACCTGACATTGCCTCTCGTGCCGCGTCTGTCAGGACTTGCTGGCATGTAGGGCACGAAACCATACTCTTATACTTCTGCAATTCCGAGGTTGTACGCTGGATCGCCCCCTCCAACGAAATTTTCGCGTTGCCCGCAGACGTCCTCACGCTGGTCGCCTTCATCAAATCAGTCTGGGCGGCCTTGAAATCTCGAGACATCTGCATAATCAGGGCCGACGAAATCTCTGGCGGGGCTGCCCCAAGCACCTCGCCGGCGTCGGTCATACGGGTCGCCTCTGCTTGGACCTGAAGCGCCAACGTCGTAGCGCGATGCTCTGCCTTGACGTGCGCTTCTCGCAATGCCGACAACTCCTGACGGCAACGCACAAGCCCAGCATCAAATACGTCAAGCCCCAGCATGCCTTCGAGGAAACGTTTGCGTTCCCCGTCGGTAGCACGAGAAAACGTAAACAAGTCCTGCGACGAAAATACCGAAGCCCGTTGCCAAGAATTCATGTCCCCAACAATTGACTCCAGCTCGGGCTGCCCCTTCGACGCCGATTCGAATTCTCGCAGCTCCCGGCCGCTTGGCGCCCACCTCAGCCGAACCGTTCCGTTCTCACTTCGCTCCCGCTCAACTGTAACCGTATCGGTCCACACCTTTGTCGTACTGTGCTGCTGGGGCTTGCCCCACCCTGTGCCCCGCACTGTCTTGCCCCACAGGGCCACTGCAACCGCCTCGACGATTGTGCTCTTGCCAGAGTTATGATTCCAAAATCCAGCCGCCCAGTAGTTATGAAATACTGGAACGTGGAAATCAAAATAGGGCTCTGCGACAACAGCTTGAATATCTGCAACTTTAGAAGTTGCGATGCCCGCCTCAGAAAACTCCTGATTGTGCAAATCAGTAAATTCGCTTGTCGTCAATAGGACCGGAGCGGATTCGCGCAGCCTAGAATAGCAGGAAAAAGCAGATTCCCAAAACATTCCCGATAAAAATAAATGATTTGGAGTAACAACAATATATTCTCCGGACTCAAGCGTGACCCTGAGCATAGGGGTTTCCTTGAAACGCTGAGGAGGGAGAGCTTCAGCAACTAGGATACCCTTCGGTCCAAGAGCCCAAATGTGAAACGGCTGCCCAAGGCGCCATCGGTCTTCTACTGATATAGCTGTCTCGGCAACCGGATCAACTATTTCGGTATCGCCCCGCAAGCATGCATTTTCACCCCTAATCACAACGATCCCATGCTCAGGAAATCGAAGGGAGACCTGCTTGTGCTTCATAAAGTTGTTGGTTTCGATTCGATGTATGTGACTCATGACAGGCCCACCATTTTTCTGGCTAGCTGAAGAATTCGCGCACGCTGAACATCTTGAGGCATCGGCATCTTCTGGACGTACGCGTCGAGTGCCTCGGCAAGGGTCTTCTCGGAACGTGCCGCAGTCGCCGCCTCCCGAGCTATCTCGGTGACCTGGGACATATCGAGCGAAACCTCCCCATAATGAATTAGCGACCTGTTTTTGAAAATCATCAAATCCTCCTTGGCATCGTTCAGGTCATCCGGGGCTATCAGCCAATCCACAAACAGCTTCGACCCCGCCGCCTCGAGCACCGACGCCTTGAGCGTTTCAAATCCAGCAAGGCCTTTGATCTGCAAAAATCTCGGCCCTGGGATCGACACGTATTTTAGGTTGGTGTTCCCGCCATTCGTCGAGTAGACCGCGAGCATGCCTCGATTCCGAACACCTGGGTTGTCCCACCCCGTCGGAACTAATGCACCAAGCTGAACGAAAAATGCGTTTGGAGTATTGAGCTGGATAAAATCATGCCAGTGCCCAGCGAATAGCCCATCATATCCGAATTCTGTAAGCAGTCCCTGAAGCGTCTGAAGACGCAACGAGCATTCGTCTTGCAAAAACGCTGGGGTTCCGTCGTGCGCAATCCCGAGGTGAAGAGCGAGAACGCGGGGCGGAGATCGGTCGTCGGAGGCTGAGTTCGACAACTGCTCATCCAGCCCCGCGTCCTCGCGCTGCACCTCCGAAAGTTGCTTCCGTAGCCAAACACTGGCCGGCCCATCATAGAAGGGAAGGACCACCACTTCAAGGTCCCCAAGCTTATCAATCAACGGACGGTCGACAATTTTGGCGATGTGCCGCAACGGCCCCAACGCATGGTCCCCTGGGTCGCCCGTGATGGCGTCGTGGTTGCCCGTGCTAATCACCACCTCGAGACCGTTGCTGCGAGCTTCGAGGAGCACATCCTGCGTCGCAGCGATGACACGTGGCCCGATGGTCGCCGACTCGTACAGGTCGCCGAGGATGTACAGCTTCGAGCACCCCTGCTCGAACGCTGCCTGACACGTTCTGCGTAGAACGTCGAGTACCATCCGGCAACGCTCGTTGAGCCCCGCCGTCATAATTCCACCGACTCTGCGGTAGTTGGAAATATGGACGTCCGCAACCATGCCGACAATAGACATGCTGGTTAATTGCGCTATCGGGGTGAAATTAGCTAGGACTCAATCGCGAAAGGTGTGCCCGAAAGATCGACGTCGCCATCGTAGGGATCCGCCGCTGGAACGAGCGCCAGCACAGGCTCGCGAACTGGGTCGGGGGAAGCCTCCTCCCCTCGAACTGCCCCGTCGATGATTTTTCCTGTTGGCTTTGGAAGATCCCGCAACGCCGCTCGAATCACATCCAACGTTTCTGGTGACGCCTCCGCATCGCTCGAGACGATTTTCAACTCTCTGCCCAGCACCAACAGCGAATGCGCGTTGTCCCACCCGGAGTCGAACAGCAGCCGAATTCGTGCCTTCCGAAATGGAAGACAGACCTTCGACTTGACCAGCTTGATTGTTGAGGTCAGCCCGACCACTGCCCCACCTTGCTTGACGTTGGCCCCACGCCATAGTTGGAATCTCCAACTCGAATGAAATTTGGGGGCATGTCCTCCAGGCGTTGTAGATTTATCCCCAAACATTACACCGATCTTGTCCCGAATCTGATTGATAAAAACTAACGCGGTTCGTCGGCCAGCTAGCATACGAGAAAGAATTGGAAGGGCATCCGAAAACAGTTTCCCCTTTTTCCCAACGATGCTCGATTTTCCAAACGCCTTGCCAGACTGGCCCGCCAACTCGGTGGCCGCAATCGAATCCCAAACGATGGCGTTGGGGCCAATCCCTTTCGGGATCGCTGCGAGAATATCTCGAATCGCGTCGAGCACATCCTCTGTCGTTGCCGGCTCCGATAGAATGAGGTCCTCCAGGCTCACTCCAAAAACTATCCCACGTTCGGCAATCAGCGTACGTTCGGTTTCGATGAATGCGGCGACACCACCAAGCCGTTGGGTAGCTCCTAGAATCTGGAAACCTAAGGAAGTTTTGCAGCTTCCCTCATCCCCAAAAATCTCCCCGATCCTGGCCACTGGAATTCCCCCGCAGCTTCCAAACACGTAGGAATCCAGCGCCTCAATCCCTGTCGGTATGACCTCCCGTAGCTCGCAGGCGGATCCCCACGAGGCTCGCTTTGCACACGCGGCCGTCTTCTGCAGTCGATCGAGAATCCGATCTACTGGAAGAACAGGTTCGGTGCGCGCCTCAGAAATATCCTTCTTTCTTCGCGGGACCTTAGAAAGGGATCTGGTCATCATCAAACCCAGGATCCCCATTCCCCAGATCGTCAGATATGTCAGGCATCCTAGGAGTCTTGGAGTCTTCCTTGGTTAATGTGGCAGCTTCCTGAATTTTCTTGATAGACTCCATAATCTCCGCCATCGTTGGCACGTAGGCCAACAATGTGAGGTCGGCCTGCATCGAGATCCATTCCATGTTGCCGAGTGGAGTCGACCGCCGAACGGGATACACCCGATACTTCGTGTCGATCTTGCCAGTCCCGGTTCGCTCGATCACAATGTCCAGCCCCTCGTGCGGATGGGTAAAATCCCCACCGACATCCTCGTTCGTCCTCAAGGCCAGGAGAGCCTCGTGGATGAGTTTCCCGAACCCGAAGATTATTGGTCCATCGGATTCCTGCGCACGAGCGATCACGTTTGCAAAGACACGCCTGCCAGGCCACATGTCACTTGCGGCGGCCGCATCCTTCGCGTTGCCCGTAGCTCTCAGCCGGTCCGATTTGATACAGGCCGGGCACGGGCTCTTCGCCATCATCCTCGGACAATTGAATACGAACGGCCGCTCCTGCTCCTTCAATCGCATGAAATGCTGGAAGACCGTAACGAACGGAGATCGCTTTCCGACCTGGGGGGGTAGGAAGCGCACCCGATTGGGACCGACCACGAGCTTCAAGAATTTCGAGGTCGACCGCGCGAGGTCGTCCCGCTCTCCCTGAGCGGTCTCAACCTCCCACTTACCATAGTCCATCATGCTCTCTGGCCCGACTGGAGTTATTTCGTTTGCCATGTTTTCCTGTCCTTCCTGTTTTTTCTGTGTTCTTGGATGTGTGTCTAAAACGTCTCAGCGCCTGGCGTACCCCACCCAGCCATCATGCGTTCCCGCACAGTTGGGTCACGCTCCATCTCGGCGCGTACCTTCGCGCCGAGCGACTGTAGCATATCTTTCTTCGCAGCCAAAGACTCGACGATCCCACGGATTCGGACGCGGTCAACGTCCGCCATCACATACGCAAGGTGAACGTCGCGGACCTCCTCGTCCAACGTCACCAGGGCATCGAGGTCGTCCATCGTCGGAAGCTTCCCCGTCTGCCGTAGGGGGATGCCTCTCAATCGAAAACGTGTGGCCGCCTTGGCAACCTCCCAGTCCGCTTTCGACTTGAGATAGGATTCTGTGGCGTCTGCAAAAAGCTGGTTCCAGTAGGCCAGCCTAGCCGGGAACTCAATAAACTCCTTGTTCAAATCTGACGAGTCAATCTTGACCGACTCGCACAAGAACTTCGCAAGATCATCTCGATATGAATTTGTTTCCATGGTCTCCCTATAATTACGCTGTTGCCTCGAAATCAGCAGAATCTTTCCACGGCTTTAGTGAGCCGAGCGTCTTTCCCCAGGAGACGTCAACTTTCAGGGGCACCCCCAGCGAGTTGAACCCAGTCATAATTTGGCTGACCATCCGTACCGTCTCGACGACCGCAGATCGATGGGCCTCCAAGTATATCGCGTCATGAATTGTAAGGACGAGTTTTGCCGGAACGGATTCGCGATCAATCCAATCGATGACAGAAATTATGGAAGCCAACGAAAAATCAAACGCAGTATTTTTCGAGATGACCCCCTCGCTATCAAATCGATGCCCAGGGTTATCCACGCTCAGTGTGAAAGTGGGCTCGAAAATTCCCAACTTTCGTATGGCTACCAGCGGCGACGTCGCATAAAGCTCAACCGTCATGCCATGACGTTCGGCAAACTGCGCCACCATCTGCACCGACGCCCCTCGAAATCGACGGAACCATTTCAGCCGAGCCCGCTGGGAGACCGGCGGCTTCTGGAGGCCAAGCAGAAATTCACGCTTCGCCCGCATCGTGCGAGGGCCAGCAGGAAGGCGAGGAACTAGCTCCTGCTGTGCTAGGATCGTCTCGATCACCCATGGAGGAGCCTGGTCGTTTGGCCAGCGTAGCACCTCCTGGGGTGGACCGATGCCGCACTCCCCCGCATCTGTCAAAAGAAACGACAGCCGACAACGTCCGGATCGATTGAACACACAACCGAGACCAATCGTTCGCAGAAAAATCTGCAGCTCGGCCGCGATCCTACCCCCAGAAAAAGTCATCGACCGAGTCGGCTCGCCTCGCTTCCACGAATCTCCTACCGCCGCGATCACCCCAAGGGCAAACTGCTTACGTAAGGGAAGAGTAAGCGTCCAGGCCACATCCGGAACCTTTCGGTCATCGTCTTCCGACAATCCCCACTTGCTAAGCTGCTCTAAAAAGTTGATATTGCTAGTCTTTATGATTACCTTGCTACGTATTACCCACCGTTCCGAAGGCTTCCACGTTGAAACACGCCGACGACTACGCCGCTGAGTCACCTCCGTCTGCTTCGTCCAAGTCCAACCGTGATCTGCAAGGAACGAAGAATATTTTGAAGACAGCGATGAGGGATCCTCCCGATCCTGCCGCTCTACAAAGGCTACCTCAAAGCTCTCCCCGTTCCTGCGCCCCCGCGTCGCGATGTAGCCAAGCCAATACGCCGCGTCTGGGCTTAGGGTATGGCGGCCAAACTCCAAGGGTTGCGGACGACTGAAGCAAACACGATCCCCCTCCTTCAGATCCTCAAACTTCCGAAACTCATAAGCACGCTCCCCCGCCACCAAGACCTCATGCCGTGTATCGCATCGAAGTATCTGACCATTCTGAAATTCAAGCTCGGCTAACTCACACAACCCTCGCTCAAGCTTCGTGTATGGAACCCAATGCATGCCAGTCCAAACCATACCCTCCCGTCCTGCCGATCCGATACGCTCGTACCCGTTGTGTGTGAGTATCCGAGTAGAGGCTGGAAGACACCCTTGAACTCTAGTATTGGTTGCTCCATTCTCTGCCGAAATTCGGATTGCTCTATCGTCAGACCCAACTCCAAAAAGCGGGCGTAACCTAGCGACCTCCCCATCCCACCAAGTCCATGTAAAGCCAGTCCGCTTGGTGTACTCAAGATTCTCTCTACACCATTTCGCAAGCTGTACGAATTCACCGAGAATCGCCATCCTCAATTTGCGAGCTTCCTCAACGGAGCAGCCCAACCTTTTCGCCAATCCTTGATCGGTCATATTGTAAAGCAACCCAAAGTTGATCTCCTTGCAGTCAGACCTCTGTTTGGGTCCCACTTTATCGGCAGGGATGCCCCAGAATTTCGGCGCCACCAGTTGAGCCGTCCCGAAATGAAAATCAACCCCCGACTTTAGAAGCTCAATCATGCGCACGTCGCCAGACATCATCGCAGCCACTCGTATTTCAATCTGGCTATAATCGAAGGCGACAAAGAAGTGATCCCATGGCGCAACAAACGCGCATTTGATAAGCTTCGCTACAGAATCCCTTGTCGGTAGCGTATGCAATGGAGGGTTGACCACAGACGCACGTCCTGTTCGAGTGCCATCAATCTTCACCTCCGCATGAATTCTACCATCGGCGCGAATACATTGAATAAGCGACACCCCAAAGTTAGACTTCAACTTTGCGAGTTTCCTCCACTCGAGAATATCCGCTACGACAGGATGCAAAGAGACAAGTTTCTTGAGGCTGTCTTTGTCGGTTGCTGGCCGGCCGGTCTTTGTCGTCTCAGAACTTTTCAAATTGAGAGTCTCGAATAAAAGCTTCCCAACCTGTGGCGCCGACGAATAATCAACCTTACCATATCGTTCGAGACGACTCTCGACAACCTTGAGCTGAGCGTCGAGAAAACCTATGAAGGATTGGATTGCCTCAACGTCTGCTTGGATACCCCATTTCTCCATCCTATAAATGGCGTCGGTTGATTTACTTACGAGCTTATCCCACATCCTCTGTGCAGACGGGCGGGCCGCAAGTCGCGGTCTCAGCTCAACAGCGAGTCGCGCGTGAGCTACCGCATCGCGAGCGCAGTAACGGTTGAGAATGGATACTGGGACGAGCGCATAGGCAAACGTCTTAGGATCGTCCCAATGACGCTCCACCGCTGCGACCAACGCTGGGTCAAGCTGCTCCTGAAACAGGTTCCCTTGCTGACTATTCTTCGCTTGTTCCCTGGCTACGCCGATCCGTTTCTCAGCCTGCGCCAACGCTGCATCGTTCTCATCCTTGTGCCTACCCATCCCAACCAATTCCGAAGACACTTCTAGGCTAGCAGTAATATCCACTTCGAGCAGCCGTCGAACGAGGCGCGCATCAAAATCAGCGCCTTTGACGTCAACACCCCACGCTGCAAAGGCGGAGAGATTATCGCCCTTCAGGTTGAGCCCACATTTTCGTATCGACTCGTCGGCCAAAAGCTGAAGCAACGGCTCTCGTACATCCGGCTTTGCCAAAGCAATCCTCGGCCAAACGTAAGCTGAATCAATATCCGGCGGCGCTACAGCAGCGCAAATCACTTCAAAGTATTTATCGAATGGATTCCCAGCCCATTCGAGATCATAGGCGCACCATGGGGCCTCACACCGAATCGCGTCAACTGCGTTCTTGGCATCCTCGGCCGTCTCAACTTCACAAAACTTTCCATCCCACGGAGGAGGAATCGGAACAGGAGACTCCAACGCCCACTTGACGTCCGCGTCTACCAAAGGTTGATACATTCGATTATTGGAGGCGATGTCTGGAGAGGACATAAAGAAAACTGGAATTCTGCGATCTGGCAGAGCGATCCAAGCGTAGGCTCTTCTCGTGCTAGCCAACAAAATTGACCGCCCGACCAAAGAATAAATTGCCTCCGCCCCAAGCGCAAGAATTCTAGTCGGGGCGTGCTCAGAAATCACTTGTGCTAGGTAAGGTCGACATGCGCGTATGTGTCTCAGCGAGGGCTCTTCCCTTCCGGAGTAACACCTAGTCGCATATGCCAGGACAACAGGACCAGCCCAGCTCTTCGAGACCAGATTCCGAATCCTCATATTCGCCGAGCCCCGAAAAATACGAGCGGTGCTATCCTCAACTCGGCTGGGACCAGCCCCAATCACAAGCAATGTCTCAGACGGATCTCCTCCAACGAGGCAACCAGAACTTGTCAATACTTCGGTAGAAAGACAGCGAGTCTCTGCGTCAGCGCCGAGTTCGCAGCGACTACAGGCAGAGTTTCTCTCTAGACCAGAAACCCTACTGATTGGAGCTTCCGGAATAGAGGGGTATAGCGAATGAATTCGCACAAGAATCTGCTAAGCGTTGAACAGAGACACGCCACGCTTGACGCGCTCTTCCAAATTCGTGATTCTGTCGAGGACACCAACCTGCTTCTGCATCGCAAAGCAGCGCGCGAGCACTTCCTCGTACTCTACGACACCCTGATCAAACAACCACGCCAACACCTCGCGAAGTGAAATCGCGTTGAGGACTTCCG